ATTTTTTAATAGATGATGTAATGGCGTTAATCCATCATTATCTTGATCATCAATAGCATTGGGAAATTTTTCTATCAACATTCTTATAATATCATCACAGCAATTGTTTTTAATAGCGAGATGAAGTAGTAACATTCCATTCTCATTTTCATAATTTAATACAGAATAAAACTCTTCATCTTCATCTTCATCATTATCTTTTTCATATATTTCAGTTTTTGAATTAACTAAAATTAAAATAATTTTTTCAACCGACCAATTATTTTTAAATGCATATTCTAGTAATTTGAATAGCTCTTCATCTGAATATAATTTGAATTGCTCTTCATCTGAAAGTAATTTGAATTGCTCTTCATTTGAAAGTAATTTGAATTGCTCTTCATCTGAAAGTAATTCGAATGGCTCTTCATTTGAAAATATTTGTATTAGATTCTTCATCTCTTTTAGTTTTAAAAGACAATCTTCCATTTTAAGAAGATTGTCTTTCATTTTAAGAAGATGATCTTCCATTTTAAGAATTAGAGATAAAAAATAGTAAGAGTTAAAAGTATATATTTGTTTTTAAACATAATTAAATATTATTTTTTCAATTTTTTTAATAATTATACAAATTAATTATTTATTAAAAACTATTTTTTATAAATTATTTCATTTATAAAAATTCCTACTATAAAAAAATAAAATTATTAGGTTGATATGGATTAGTTATTTTCCAATTAAAACTATTAACCCATTTTGTATAATTTTCATCATTCTCTATTATTTTTAATAACTTGTTAAATTTCTTAATTTGACAATATTTATAAATAATATCTACTCCAATTAAATCGTTATTTTTTATATATTTTAAAAATAAATCACGCATTTTAAAACTATTATCTATAACTTTATTTATTTCATTACTATAAGGTTCTATTTCTAAATCATCTTTTATTTTATAATTATTTATATAATAATTCGGATTATCTCTATAATTTATTTTCTTTTGAGGAAATTTTAACTTATTTCGATATCTTAATGATTCTATATTTAATTGTAATAATATCTTCTTGTTTTCTAGTGATTTAGTTATTTCATATACATAATATAATTGTGGATAAGTTAATTGATGTATTAATGGCTCATTTTTATCATACTTGTTCATTAATTTTGCTTTTACATCCCATTTTCCTTGAAATATATGATCATAAGAAACTCTCAAAAAACTATGAAATCTATGTACTGTATCTCCTTTACCAACTAAAGATGGTAATACTTCTCTAACTTGTTTATCAATTTTATTAATTAATTTCTTCTTTTCAATTAAAATATATTTTCTAAGTTTTTCAAACCATTCCGGTGGTCCATGAATATTCCATTTATCATTATTACATTTCATTTCTGCATAATTATATCTTGCACATATTATCGGATCTTTTGATATAAATTGAAACATATCATATTTGTTTGTTCCTCTGAATTTTGTTATTCCTATCTTCGGTAATTTAGGTGGATTATCTAATAAATGTTTTAATATTTTTTCTGTTTTATGATCACTTTTATTATATCGTAACTTGTATTCATTAATTAACTCTAAACCTAATTTAGTTGCCCAAATATAATTATCATATGATTCACGAATCCAACAATAAGGACCTAATGTATTTTTAACTACTACTGAATTTCCATAAATTTTACTACAATCTATATTTGATTTCAAATCATGATGTACTTTTGATAACATTTGAGCTATTTCAATTGGAATTTTTAAAACATGCTTATTACAATAATATTGTGCACATTTTTTTGGATCTTTATCTAAATAAAAAAAATTAACCATTTCGTTTTAAATATAATTTATATTTAAATTATATACATATGAATTTTAATTATAAACAAAAATATTTAAAATATAAACATAAATATACTGAATTACAAAATAATTTACTCGAAAATGAATTAACATATGATTATCTTACATTAGAAAATTTTGATCAAATTGGAGGTAAAGATAATTTGAATAAAAAAAATATTTTAGGTACTCCATTAGTTTCTTGTAGCCAAGCTTCTGCTAAAATTACTGGTTATTATAGAAATGGTATATGTTCAACTGGTCCTACTGATAATGGAACACATATTGTATGCGCGATTGTTGATGATGATTTTTTACAATTTACTAAAAGCAAAGGCAATGATTTAATAACTCCTCATCCTCCATCATTCCCTGGATTAGTAGCTGGAGACGTATGGTGTTTATGTATTTTAAGATGGATTGAAGCTTATAAAGCGGGTAAGGCTCCTAAAATTATAGCCGAATCAACTAATAAAATTGCTGAAAAATATATAGATAAAGATATATTACTAAAGTATGCTATTAATTTATCAAAATAATCTTAAATAATTAATAATAATTTTTAAAATATTTTCATTATTTAATACTTTTTTAACTTCAAACTTACTTTTTTTAGATATACATAATAAATTTATATATAATTCTTTCATACAATTATTATGTATTAGTATATTATTATTATTTACGTTTACTATTTTATAATTATTATTATTTTCCCAGTAAATTGATACAATCCATCCATTATTAAGTTTCCTATTTAATAAACATTCTCCGGTTATACTATTCCATACACATAATGTATTATCAGATGAATTAGTAATTAATTTTTTACAATCTGGACTCCAACTAATATTTTTAACTGTCCAAGTATGTCCAGAAAATTTTAATAAACATTCTCCAGAATATGCATCATTGATACATATTGTGTTAACATAAGAACCAGATGCTATTTTTTTACCATCAGGACTCCAGCTAGTTGAAAATATCCAATGTATATGTTCGTGTAAGGTTAATAAACATATTCCTGAATCAATTTCCCAAATACGTACTGTTTCATCAAACGAACATGATGCAATTTTAGTACCATCTGGACTACATGTAATTGATATAACTCGATAATTATGACCTTCTAAATTTAATAAATGATTACCAGAATTTGAATCCCATATAGATATCTTTCCATCATCTGATCCTGAAATTATTTTAGTATTATCTAGACTCCATATAGTACAATATATATTATAATTATATAATAGTGTTAATAAACATTCACCTGTAATAGTATACCATATTTTTATTGAATTATCAAATGATCCTGATACTAATTTTATAGCATCTGAATTCCATTTTAGTGATATAATTAAATCAGTATGTTCATACAGTTTTGATAATAATTTTTGATTTTCAATATTCCATATTTCTATATTATTTTCTTTAGAACCTAATGCAATTTTATTACCATCAATACTTAAATCAAGTGATGTAATTTCACTATTACATTTTATTGTCTTTATAATTCCACTCATTCTTATATAAAATAGTGTAAATTTTTCTTATAATATATACTTGAAATACATACCAATTTCAATTTTTATAATATTTTTGTAAAAAATTGAATTTTTAATTATTTCATTGCACTATTTAAATAAAATTCTATCATCAAAAAATTAAAAGTAATAATGTCAGTACGAAACGTCGCTATCTATGTCCTACATGGCAACCATGTTCTAGTTTGTCGTAGCGGTAACTCCTATAATAGAGGACAGATTATCAGCGCCGGTGGTGCTAGAGATAGAGATACTCCTGAAGACGCTGCTATCCGCGAATCATGGGAAGAATCTGGTCTAGTGATTCCTAAGAATCACCTTACTCGTCTACTAACTAGTCATCTAACAATGTCATCAGATCTAGCAGTATTTGTTGTAAATTACTCGACGCGTCCAATTGTTCCTGGACCACAGCCTCAATACGCAGGAGAAGTAATTAATGCACCAGTTATTCCCGGAATAGCAAATACTGCTGGAAACGGTTGGACATGGCTACCTCTTGAAACTGCCAACAAGCTTTCTTCAAATGAGCAAAGGAAAGGTCATAAAATAATCTGTCACATTCTTCAAACTTTGCAGGATCCTGCAAAGAGAGGACCATTGATTACATCTGTTGCATCTGCTGCACCTGCTGCATCTGTTGCATCTACTGCATCTGTACAAACCATCATAAATTTCAAGACTATGTCTTGTCCTTTAAGATGTGGAAGTTGTGCACCCAATGCCAAACATTATTGCACGAATTGTGGTGCATTAAACCATCATCGCAAGCGTGAATGTACTTCACCAGGAAAAAATGTTCCTTGTCCTTTCAGATGTGGAAGTGGAAGTTGTGCATCTAATTCATCACACTATTGCTACAAGTGCGATGCACGTAATCACCATCGTTCCAAGGATTGTGAAAAAAGCAAGACATGGTAAACCTGTTTTTTATATTTTTTTATATTTTTTTTTATATATGTATATAGTATATTATTATGAATAATTACAATACAATCATAATTGGATCTGGATTTGCAGGATTATATTTTGCATATAAATCTAAATTAACTAATTTTTTAATTTTAGAAAAAAATAATAGAATTGGTGGTCGTGTTTATAATAAACAATGGAATGATGAACCAATAAGTTTAGGTGGTGGTGTTATTAAAGAAAATAATTTATATACATTAGCTCTTGTAAAAGAATTAGGATTTGGGTCAAATATAGAAGATTTTACTTCTACCTATCATTTTCAAGAATTAAAAGGTAGTATTCCTAATGAAAATTTATATCATAATAATAATAAAATTATAATAAAATATTTAAGAAAAAAATTTAATGAAAATAAAGATGAAATTATAAAATTTAAATTTTCATTTAAACAATTTTTATTATATTATTTTGATTACCATGTTTATAAAAAAATTAATGATATTCTATTATATAAAAGTTATATGGATGCTGATATTAATTACGTACTGAGAGATGATACAATATACGAATTATTACGTGTTTCTGAATTCAAGTTAAAATATCTTAAAAATGGTGGATATAATTTATTATTAAATAAATTAGTAGAAATAATAGATAATAAAAATGATAAAATTATTAAAAAATGTTGTGTTGTAAAAATATCAAAAATAAATGATAATTTTATAATTGAAAATTCAGAAGGAATTAAATATTCTTGTGATAAATTAGTATTGGCTACTACTAAAGATCATAATATACAATTTGATTTTGATGAAAATAATAAACATTTACTAGAGAAAATTAATAATATTTATGATTCAATTGATGGTAAAGAATATATTAGAGTTTATACATATCATAAAAATGGTCATGGTCTTAAAAGTTCTTCATTTACTTCAAATATTCCAGGTAAAATTATTATTATGAGTGATAAAATTATTATGGCTTGTTATACGGAATCACATAATGCAAATGATTTATTACAATTATTAAAGAATAAAGATAAAATAGACCAAATTAATATAGTCTATAATTTATTAAAAAATAGTAATATTAATATTACTAAACCAGATGATATAATATATAAATTTTGGGATATTGGAACTCATTATATTAAACCAACTATTATTTATGATGAATTAAAAAATAAAATAAAAGAATTAACAAAAAATAATATTTATTTAATTGGTGAATTATTTGCAAGTGATCATGGATGGGTTAATTCTGCTTTAGAATCTGTTAATAATATTTTATAGTATTTTTATTTATAAATAAAAAATTAATAAATTATCTTCTTCATAATTAAATGGATGTCTAGTAGAAATATTATCATAGTTATTTATTAATTTATCAATATATTCTTTAATATTGTTTTTTAGTATATCAATATCATTACTTATACTAATTAATTCACTATGTTCATAAACATCAAATAATATAGTCCATTCTTTTCCTTGAATTGTTACTTTTCCTTTAATTTCATTATTTTTTTTATATAATTCAATCTCTTGTAATTTTTGTTTAGATAACCAATTTATACTATTATGAACAATTAAATCTTCAAAATCACCAATATTAAATTCTCCATTATTATCACCAACTACATATTCAGGTGGAACTGAACCATAATCATCTACTTTTGTATATAATGATTCTAATTTTATACCATCAAATATCATTTTATTATTATTTCTATAATCATCTCCATCAAACCAAATAACATCTCCACGAGTCATAAATGATTTTGGATCAAAAATTTTTGTATAATTTTTATTTGGATATAATGTATTTGAATATTCATATAATTGTCTTTCATTATTCCATCTAAAATTAGGACCAGAATTATTATATTTACCGTTTATTATTGCTTTATAAATATATCCACTTGCTTCATGTAAAATAGGCATTTTTAATTTTAAATAATATTTATTATTATTTAAAATTTATAATATAATTATTCAATTTTTTTTATTATAATTATTCAATTTTTTTTATTATAATTATTCAATTTTTATAATTTATTATAAAAAATATTTAACATTTAATTTCTAATTTCTTTATTAATTAATTTTAATTTAAAAGGTATATAAGCGTTGTGATTAATATTTTTTATATATAATCTTTCTTCATTAAAATTATAATCCCAAAATTGATAAGATAATATTTCATTATTATACAATATATAGTTTGGTTTTTCAGCTACATCATGAATTGTAATATTATCAAAACTCAAATTTTCATTATAATTTATTTTAAATGGATATGATTTTATTTGATAGTTTTTCATAACAAACATTATATTAATATCTAAATTATCATTATAAAGGGAACCATTTGTTTTTCCATTTTGTAAAGGATATAGATTTAATGTTCTAGTTTTTATATTATATGATATATCATTAGAAAATTGATATAATGCATTAATATTTAATAATTTTAATAATATTATGAATAATGTTAATAATAATCTTGATATATTTACCATTTTAATAATTATTTAATAATAATTATTTTATAAATCAATTTTTATTATACAAATTTTTAATTAAATTAAAAATATTTACTACATAAGATAGAATATAGCCAAATATTATAAATATATTATAAAAAATATTTTCTATTAATTCATTATTATTTTTAGTAAATGCGGGTATCCATTCTATTGGTATATTTTCTATTTTTGTTTTTTTACTAGATATTTTTTTAATAAATTTTTCAAATTCAATTACACCTTTTAACATTAATAATTCTGGATATTTATCATTTAGTCTAAACATATTATTATAATTATAATCAACATTTATAGTATCAAAAACTAATTGAGGTAAATCGTTATTATCTGTTATTAATTTACTATTTGTAAATGCTCCATCATAATAAATATCATCTTTTATTTTTACACCATCTATATTATTTGTCGTTAAATACGGTATAAAACATGATGCATATATTATATTTAATAAATCTTTTTTACTCTTGAAATTATTTACTATTTCAGGTTTCATTCCGTTACTTGTTAATTTTGATATTACTATATTCAATTTACCATTACATAATTCATGTACATTATCAGGTAATATCTCGTCACATATTTTTAATAATAAATTATTTAATTTTAATTTATTATTTTCTTTCCCAAATTCATATATGTTCCGCATTTTATGTATTGGTATTTCTGCTAATATAAATATTGCAGCTAATACACCGATACTTATACATTTATAATTTCTTATTTTTATTTTACCACTTTTTATCATTTTTCTTAAAATAACAACTGCGCCAAATAAATAATATCCTTTTAATCCACCACCATAAAATATACAATCAAACTTCTTCTTCGGAAATTTAAATTTACTTATATCTATTTTTTCAATATTATCTAAAATTTTATTTGTAATATCATCATATGATTTATCAAGTATGCTTTCTTTTTTATAACATTCTTTTATTATATTATTAATTATATTATTTTTCATTTAAATATAAACTATATATATAATATTATTTAATGAATAATTACTATTTTCAATTTGGTGGTATGCCTGATTGGTATAATCAATTCAATAATGACTTAAAATCAATATATAATGAAGTACAGAGTTATACTGGTAATTTAACATTAACTGGTTCCGCGGCAATTGCTTTTTTACTTAAACATTTAAGATTAGAATCAGAATTATCTAAAATAGATCAGCCAAGAGATTTAGATTTAATGTATACTGCTAACAATATTAGTCATCCAGATATACCAAATTTTACAAAATTAAATACATCATCTTCATCTTCATTTTTAGTTAAATCAATAACTTACAAAAGAACAAATGACATAGAAGCACATAATATTAATGAATTTGATTTAATTTATGTTCCTTCAAGAGAAAATATTACTTATATTACTGTAGATGGAGTAGATATTCTTCATCCAGCTTCATTATTAACTGAATATAAAGGTAATGAATTTGATGGTAGTCGTGATGTAGAAAAAGATCATAAAAAAATACAAATACTTGAAATAATATTAAGATATATTAAAGATGAAAATGATAATTATAAACCTGGATTTGAAAAAAAAAAACGTAATACTAAAACTTTAGATGATGAACTTAATGATAATAATCGCTATAAATTTAAAGGTGTAACATCTAGTTTGTTTTCATCAGATGAATTTATGGATGAACCAGATGATGAACCAGATGATGAACCAGATAATGAACCAGCAACTTTTCATCCTCCTTTTCCTAATTCATTTGAATCACCTACTAAAAAATTAAAACCAAATCCAAATCCTTTATTTTTTACACCTGAAAAAAAAGAAGATAAAGAACATAAACAAAATGGTGGATTTGATGATAATTATTACAAAAATAAATATTATAAGTATAAACTTAAATACATTAACTTAAAAAAAAATATTTAATTATTTGCTAGTTCTACATCCAATATACAATATTGAAATTTTAATCCATTTGTTGCAATTATAGCTTTATTTGCACTTTCATGAGATATATATCTTATGAATGCTATTGTATTTTCTGTGTAATTTTTTATATTTACACCTCTTTCATCTATTCTTCCATAAAATTCATATATATCTAATAAATCTTTAACTCGGATATCTTTTGGTAAATTATTTATTTTAATTGTCGTACTTTTAATTACTGGAATATATATATTAGATTCTTTTTTTTCATTAAGTATCTTATTTGCATTTTTATATCCTGGCATTCCAACTATTAAATTGTGTTTATTAATTTCTTCGACTTTTGGTTTTGCTGTTTTTATATTTAAATATTCTAATCTATTTAATTCATCAGATAAATATAAATTCTTTATATTATTTATACATTTATTTATTTCAATATTATCATTAGAATCATCACTTTTATTAATTTCATTACTTTTTATTTTATCAGTTTCATTATTATTTATTTTATCAGTTTCATTATTATTTATTTTATTTATTTTATTTTCTTCATCAATATCATTCATCATATAAATTTTCAACATGCCATCTTGACTAGCTGATATAAAATTTTTATCATTTGGAGATTTATCTAAACATCTTACTGGACCAAAATGACTAGACATATGGTTAATTAATTTAGAATCATTTGTTCTATAAAATTTAATATTTAAATCATTATCACTTGTTTTTGCAATCATCATTGCTTCTATACCTCCTCCTAATATTATTTTTCGATCATTATTATTATAAATAGCATAATTTATTGGTACATTTGATTCATATGTTTTTAATACTTCAAATGTACCTAAATTTATTTGTTTTGCTGTTTTATCTAATGAACTTGTTAAAATTTTACTTCTTAATTTATCAAATACTATCGATTTAATTGAATCATTATGTAAATTATAATTTACTTCTTCATCACTATTTATGTCTTTTACAATTAAATTACCATTTTCACATCCTATTATCAATTTCGAATAAACTTCTTTTTCTTCAGGCATCCATGTAATAATACTTGGTTTATATTCTTTTGTCCATTCTATTTCTTTAATTAATCCATTATTATCTAATTTTTGAATCATATTATCTAAATCGTAAATAGATATATTTGATTTTAATCTTTTACTAATAGCTTCATTATAAATTACTAGTAAATTTTTTTTTGTATTTTTTTGCAATGATACACATTTAGGTATATTTTTAGTATTTAACTGATTTAAAATATTACATGTTTCAATATCCCACACTATTATATTCATATCTCCAGAACAAGATATTAATATAGAATCATCACTACTAATATCAATACTCCAAATTACACCATTATGACCTTCATATGTTTTAATAAGTGAATAATTTATAGTTTCAATAGCTGTTATTTTTTTACTTTCTTTATCACAAACATATATAATATCTCCTTTATTATTATATTTTGCAATAGTCATGAATCCACATCCTCTAAATATTTTAGTTTTTATTTCTATTATATTGGACATTGTAATTTTACTAATAAACTACATATACTAATATGTTTTTAATAATTTTTATTATTTTTTTATTATTTATTAATATTATCAATTTTTAATGAATTTCTTATAATATTGTGATATTCTATATTTTTAAATGGATGATATATATTTTCTTTAGAAATTTGATTTATTTCAAATTTATTTCTCCAAGTTATTGTTCTAAATTCATCAGGATTATAATATTTTAAATTTGATTTAATTGCTATTGTTGGAAAAAGAGCTTCTAAAAAAAATATTTTTTTATTTTTAATTGCATAATCATTAATAGCTTCTAATAATTTATTAGACATACGACATGCACACATCATTCCATGATAATATGGTTGTGGTAAATTTATTTTAATTCTACTCCATAACCATTCATTTAATTTACCAACCTTAAAATCACTATTACATAATATATCATAATCCTCATACTTATTATCTATACTTATTATTGTATTCTCATCGTAAAAAAATACATCATCTTCTATAAACCATATATTCTTATAGTTTTTATTAATTATTGAAAAATAATATAAAGCTTTATCCCAGCCAGATATTATTTTTTTAACACCAATTACATTTGAATTTGTAAATCCATTATCAGAACAATCTTTATCTTTTATTTGTATAAACTTTATATTATTAAAATTTTTAATAATATCAGCATTAGAATAATTTTTTGTGTTATCGTCTATAATAGTATATATATCATAATTTATAAAAGAATTGTAAAAATTTAATAATATGGGATTTGGTTTATAAGAAATTATACATAATGCAGTTTTATTTATTGTATCCATTATATTTATTATATAAATTATTTATTTAACTTATATAATTTTATATTCATATATATTATTTAAATCATATTCTATTAAATATTCATTCCTATTCTTTTTATTATCGTCTATTATATAATATTTTATTTTATTTAATAATAATTTTGATTCTAGTTTTTTAGAATTATCTATTAAATATGGCTTAAATATTATTATGAAATAATGCATTATTCTCTTTTGTGATTCACTGAAATGAGTTAATATATTATCTGGACTATAATCCATGAAACAACAAAAATTACATACAGTATTGTTTATTATTTGATATTTATTCGTTTCTATTGGATTATCTTTTGTAGGATTCTTCTGATATGGTATATCTTTGTATAATTTTATATTGTCGCTATTTTTATTAATTTTGTTTAATATATTTATTATATCATATTTATTTATATTATTTTTATCTACTTTATCTACTTTATCTACTTTATCTACTTTATCTTTATTATATTTAATATTTTGTTCATTTATATCATCATTAATATTATTTAAAAACTCTTTTTCATATATTATTTTTCCTAATAATATTTTATAAACATTTAAACTTTCTTTATCATTATAAAATATATGTTTTAAACCAAATATATGACCAACTTCGTGTACTAATGTTTTACACTCATTATAACGAATATTTGATATTTCTTTATGTATCGTTTTATAATCTATAAAAACCATCATTGTACTTGGTATATCTAATAAATATTTCATCCATGGAAATGTTGATACTCCTAAAGATGAACATGTGAATTTTATTATATTTATATTTAAATTATACTTGTTACTATCACGGATTTTAAAACCATATTTTATAAAATTTTTTATTAATTTTTCAGTATCATTGTTTTTAAATTCTATCTCAAAATTATTATTAAAATGTTCAATTGAATCTAAATAAAATCTTATTTTCGTATCTACTCGTTTATTTATGTAATTATATATACTACTTGCATATTCATCAGCTTCTTTTTTATATTTTTCAATTAATTTATTTTTAAAATATTCTTTACTATATTTATTATTTCCAATATCTTGATATTTGCATATATTATTACCAGAAAAACATTCATTTAATGTAATAATTATGTAATTACAATATTTTATAAAATCAATATCATATTTTTCCTTACTTAAACAAATATTTATTGTAACTGGAACTATTATTAAATTATTTTCATAATCAAAATTATTTAATGATAATGAAATAGATTTCTTTTTATGCATCTTTTTGAATATTTTCTTATTATTTAATACTAATTCATTATTACTATCATCATAACATTTTTTAATCATTAATTATTAATTATTAATTATTAATATTATCTTTGAAAATAATATTTATAACTAAATTTGTTCATTTATTATTTTTATATCATTTATCATCTCTACAAAAATCTTATTTTTTATAACATATTTGTAATTTTCACTACTCATTGAATTAATATCATTGTACAAATCATTGTATTTTATATATAATTCATTGTAATCTTTTATAAATTTATTCTTATATTTTGAAAAATTTTTTATTATTAAATTCTCTTTTAATAATTTTAATTTATTATTTATTAATTCTAATATATCTAATGATTTATAATTTATAAAATAATCACATGCTAACACTTTAGTTATTAATTCAATTGTTTCTTTTATTTCATTTGAATTATTTTTTATTTTTGCTAATTTATTCAAATTATATATCAATAAATTATTTTTAGATAATTCATCAACTAAATAAATAAATTTATCTTTTAATACATAT